ATATTTTTATCTATATATATCCTGGTATCTACCTGATCCTGATCCTGATCCTGGTATCTATATATTTTTATCTATATATTTTTATCTATATATTTTTATCTATATATATCCTGGTATCTACCTGATCCTGATCCTGATCCTGGTATCTATATATTTTTATCTATATATATCCTGATCCTGGTATCTATATATTTTTATCTATATAAGTCCATCTATATAAGTCCATCTATGCTATACTATCTATGCCGTACTATCTATGCCGTAGTATCGATACTATACTATCGATAGTATATACATACCCCGGCATAATAAATAGTATGGCAATGGGGAGGGCAGTTTCTATCAAACCCTCTCTCCTCTGTCCTCTTTATTTCTGTATATAGTTCCTTTATGGTGTATTCTAAGCCCTATACGCCTATACACGCTATTCTGTTATATACACTATATTCTGTATTCCTAGGGTCTATACACCTATTTTATATGTTAGACTCTATGCATCCACACTTACTTAAGTTTTATATATTCCTTTACGCTTAGCCCCCCCCCTATAATAATATCAAGGTAATTCATGCACACTCTAGTAAAAATAATAAAAATATAGTAATATTGCGTATATAGAGGTGATTACATGTACTGTTGAGGCTTACGAGGATTGGCGTGGTGGCATTTTATACTAAAAGTAGTATAGATTTACCATATTACTATTTCGTGTGCCGTGGTGAGCTTTCTCGAAAGAGTAGGTTATATAGCATAATCTTCATATATTGATAAAACTGGTTATATTGACAGTTTTTAGATTTATGTCAAGTTGTTATATAGTGGTGAGTTAGGTAGTAGTTTTACCTAGTGATATTCAGACATTAGGTAATCTTCATATATTGATAAAGGAGATAATATGAAAATAGTACAGTTTTTGGCTACGAAAAAGTTGGGATGAGATTATGCAGTTAGGGATGGATTGGACGCCCGGGGAGATGGGGAGTGATTCGTTTTATATACAGGGTGTGAAGGTGTGTAAAATGGATTATGCTTGATGATTCGTTGTATGTAGGGAGGTGTAGTATGCCGTCATATGATTATGTGTGTGAGAATTGTGGGAAGAAGATAGAGGTGTTTCATAGTATGTCTGAGAATCCTCAGTATGTGTGTGAGCATTGTGGGGCGGTGTTGGTGAGGAAGGTGTCAGGAGGCACAGCTACATTGTATAAGTGTAGTGGGTTTACGCAGTATAAGGGTAGGAATGGGCAGTAATGGAGACCAAGCTGACACGTGAGATAAAGAGTAAATTGTTATGGCATTATCGATATGTGCGTGGGATGTATTGCGTGCAGGAGTGTTGTGAGAAGGATGTGTTGGCTTGTGATGTGGATTTTAATAGGTTTTATGAGTTTGAGATTAAGATTTCGTATAGTGATTTACAGCGTGAATTGAAAAAAGAGAAGCATGGTAGTATGGATGTCACGTATTTTTATCTAGTGGTGCCTATGCATTTGCAGTGTGATGCTATAACGTTGTGTGAGCGGTTGGATAAGCGTTATGGGGTGATTGTGTATGATGCTGGGTTTAGTACGGCGAGGCGTGCGAAAAAGCTAAGGGTGGCTAGTCCATATCTGGAGCGTGCTATAGTATTGAAGATGAGTAGTGATTATGTGAAATGGTATGGTGAGATACAAATGCACAGAAATGACAAACAGATAAAGTTTCAGGAGTATAGCCCACGGATACGCACTATATATAATAATCTGGTGAGTAGATATGATATGGGGTGTGTAGAGAGATTTCAGTATATTGAGGATGAAGACACAATACGGTATAATTCTCATATATTAGTGGTACAAGATACTGCGTATATACTAGATGGGCATAGTAAAGCCTATACAAAAGATTGGATACAAGATGTATTACTTGGAGTTGAATCATGGATAGCATTAGACAAAGAAAACAGCATAGTGTGAGTGAAGTGGCTAGGTATTGCTGTGTATCCTCTCAATTGATTAAAGAGGTTGAGGCTAAGCATATACACTATTTAGATTTTTTACAGTGGATTTCTCTGACTTCGTATTATGGTAGGATTATGTTAGATATTCCATTTTCTGTGCATAGGTTGGAATTTCCTATTGCAGAGGTGTATTTTATGTATATACGAAATGGAGAACCTGTACAGTATGCAGCTAAAGAAGCAAGAAAATTAATTATTAAGGATTAACTGTGTTAAAAGATATACCGATAAGACGATTGGAAGAAGTTATCACTACAGCAAATACGCTAGGAATAGAACGTGCATGTACTATGCATAATGTATCAGCACAGACGATAAAACGTTATGACAGGGAATTACAGAAGCGTAATAATAGAAATTACAGTGGTAAGCAAGACAGGATAGAATTGGATATACGAACTAAAGATACTATCAACCAGACTATCATATCTACGAAAAAGTTTGCATCTACAGAAGAACTTGCTACATTTTGTGACATAGACCTTGATGTATGGGAAGCTGCAAAAATAGTAACGAATCAATGGAACACTTCTGCTGATTTTGTGTCATGGCAGTTTAAGGTAGAATGGCGTAAAATCAGTGGGATTACTCCTGAGTTGTTTGCGAAGGCTTTGAAAAAACATGCAGACACTTATACGTGTAAAACATTACCAGAATATACAGCAACTATTGGGGATGTGACGTTAGAGGTGAATATTCCTGACCTTCACCTAGGTAGATTGGTATCACAGAATATGCATAAGACATATACTATGGAATTGGCGCATGATGTGTATATAGATGCACAGCGGTATTTTCATGATAGACATAAGCATATGAATATTGATACTGTTATATTGATGATTGGTAGTGATTTCATGAATGTAGATAACACCACACAGTCTACTACCCATGGCACGGGACAACTAGAAGAATCTACGTATATGGATAGTTTTGATATGGCTATTAAGACTGCAGTGGATGCTATTGAGTTTTGGCGAAGTACTGAAGTTGCTGTAGAGGTGAAGATAGTATCGGGGAATCATGATAAACAGCGTATGTACGCCTTAGGGTGCGTATTAGTGGCTCAGTACAGGACAATTAACACAGTACATATAGATAATAGCCCGATGCCTAGGAAATATTTTGTATATGGGATAAATTTGATTGGGTTTACCCATGGGAAAGAAGATTATAAACGTCTTAAATCTGTATATCAGATTGAGATGCGTGAGCATCTTTCTGCATGTACTAATGTAGAGTTTCATTGTGGGCACACACACCAAGAAAAAGTGGTAGAAGATTTTGGTAGTGTGATTATTAGAACGGTGCCAAGTTTGGCACAAGATAGTTTGTGGGAAATAGAAGGTGCATATAGAGGGAATAGAAGGGCACAGGCGTTTGCTTGGCATAAAACACAGGGACTGTATAGTATCACATATTACACACCTGATTTCACCTCTATTGACTAAACACAATTTGTTGTGCATAATGTAATTAGAATTAAATATAGGAGATATAATGTATGTTAGTAAAAGTTGTAGGCGAATTTGATGGATTGTATTCAGAAGAAACATACGAGAATGTGTTAAGATATAGAGTGGCTAATTGTCCTGATGGGATGGCTATGCTAAATGGTGATGTATATTCAGGTGGTAAAAATCCTTATACACGTATTACCATGTATTTTGAAGATGATAGTTATACGTATGTGTATTTTAACACAACAGCGTATGCTATGACAGATGCAGGTACTACTGTTGATGTCCTCACGTACAAAAGGCTAGAGAAATGATTGATAATGAAGGTACGATAAATAGATTACAGAATGAATCAGAATATTTTCAAAAACTATCACCACAGGAACAGTTATTTGTGTCTGAATATTGCTCTAATGGATTCAATGCGACTTTAGCCTCAAAAGCTGTAGGTGCTAAAACTCCAGCAAAGTTTATGAAAAAAGATACTATCAATAAAGCGGTAGAGGAATTTGTAAAGGCTGTCCTAGGTGATAAGGTTGGAAAACTTAAATCAATGATTATTGATGTATTATGGCAACGTGCTTTCTACAATGTGTTTGATATCATAACAGAAGAGGGAGAGCCTAGATTTGACATCTCCAATTATAAAGAAGTGTTAGGCACAAAAGCAGTTGTTATTGATGGTGTTAAGCCGTATGTACATACAAAGAATCAGGATTATCGCTGGGTTGAGATTCAATTTGCTGATAGAAATAAAGCACTAAAAGAACTTTCTAATTTTGTAGGTTTGGTTCATGATGATACAGACAAAACTGAAGCTGGCTTTGTTGTGAAGATTGACATAACAAATCAAAAGAAAAAAGAACCAAAGATTATGGAGTATGTAGCACCGAAATTAATATAGGAATAATATAATGGCATTAGATATACATTTACATCCCAAGCAACTAGAAGCACTGACTACCCCTGCTAATGAAGTATTATATGGAGGGGCTGTTGGTGGTGGTAAGGCATTAGCATTGGATACTCCCATGCTCACTACTACTGGGTGGAAAACCATGGAGACGCTTGAAGTTGGTGACCAAGTATTTGATGAAAATGGAAAACCATGTAATGTTTTAGCTAAAAGTGATATTGTGTATGATAACACCTACAAAGTGTCGTTCTTACATAATATATCTTTAGTTTGTGATGGTAGACATGAATGGGCTACGATATCCGGTAAAGATAGAAGGAATAGGACAGGAGTACATAAAGTACATACTACTGAAGAAATTGGGCGCACATTGCGTGTTGAAGCAGACAAGCGTGCTAATCATTACATATATGCTACTAAACCTTTGCAATTTCCTACTAAAGAACAACCAATGCCAGCTTATATGTTTGGTATGTGGTTAGCTGGTGGTTTTTTATATGATAAAAAGTGTAATATATTAAAACAGCAAAGTGTCAGTAAGGGCAGTACGTGGCAATTAACAGAATATGAAGGTGGTAGATATACTAATCCTGCTGAAATGAAAGCGTTGTTAGACAAAGTAGGCGTTAGTGATGATAATAAACATATTCCATTTAATTATTTATATGGGGATGTAGAACAACGTATAGCACTTTTGCAGGGTTTCCTTGATATTGTAGGTTCTATATATGTAAACAGCCAAACAGAAATACAGTTCAAGACATATGAATTAGCTAGTGATATAAATTTCCTTGTTATTAGTTTAGGGCATTATTCACAAGTAGCTAATTTTGACTATGTAAGTAATAAAAATGATACAAATTTTAGGGTACGATTCTACCCTAAAATGCCTTTATCACGTACATCTTTTAAGTTAGCTCGTTATGAAAAAGTTAAGCGTAATGCAATAATGAAAATGCATGTACATTATACTATAATAAATGTTGAGAAAATCCCTGATGTACCCAAGCAGTGTATACAGGTTGATAGCCCTAATCATTTATATTTAGCAGGGGAGCATTTAATCCCTACACATAATAGCTTCTTGATGCGTGTTGCAGCTATTATATGGGCTATGGAATGTCCGGGGTTACAGATATATTTATTTCGTTTAACTAGAAAAGAACTTGAAGATAACCATATGATTGGTCCGGGGGCTTTTCATGAGCTACTTAGTGCTGCTGTTAATAGTGGTTTTGTAAAGATAAATAACACAGCCTATCAGATACAGTTTAGAAATGGGGCTAATAATAGCTTTATGAATGGGTCTATTATACATTTATGTCATTGTCAATATGAAAAAGATATGTATAAATATCAGGGTGCTGAGATGGGTGTGTTGATGATTGACGAGGCTACCCACTTTTCTAAAGCGAAATACGAGTTTTTACGTACACGTGTACGTCTGCCTACTTCGTGGGAACCCCCCAAAGCATTTGCAGAAAAGTGGGGTAAGAAGTTTTTTCCTAGAATATTATTAGGAACAAATCCCGGTGGCATAAGTCATAATTTTTTGCGTAGAGAATTTGTAAAGATAGTCCCACCTTTAAGTATTGTGCAGATGCCTAAAAATAAAGGGGGCATGCTTCGTCAGTTCATTCCAGCTACATTAGATGATAATCCTACGATTGACAGAGAAGAGTATGAAGGGCGTGTCATGGCAGTAGGTAATGAAGCTACTGCTCGTATGCTGTTGGAAGGTGATTGGGACGCTGTTGCTGGTGGTATGTTTGATGACGTATGGGATGCCTCTACACATATGATTGAGCCGTTTGAGATTCCAGAGTCATGGTATGTTGATAGAGCGTTTGACTGGGGGTCTGCTGTGCCGTTTTCTGTAGGTTGGTATGCTGAAAGTGATGGTACTGAGATTACAACAAAAAAAGGTGAGACTATCACATATCCTGCTGGTACTATTTTCAGAATAGCTGAGTGGTATGGCTGGACTGGTGAAGAAGACACAGGTTTAGGATTAACAGGTTATGAGATAGGGGAAGGTATCAAACAGAAAGAATTAGAAGACCCCGTCTTTAAGACAGTTGGACGTGTACACCCCGGTCCAGCTGATAATCAAATATGGAATAGTAACCCTAAAATAGATAGTATGTTCTCTAGTATAGCTCATGAGATAAATGCTGGATATTATGGAAAAGCTTCATATAGATTGTTTGATATTTTCACACGTTCAGATAAGACACAAGGGGCAAATTTACGTGGATGGGCACAAGTTAGGTCTCACTTGAAAAATAGTTTAAAATATCCTAATATAGATACTGGTACACCTTGTCTTTTCTTTTTTAATACTTGTGTACATGTTGGTAGGGTTTTACCTATCATAGAACGTGATAAAGCTAATATAGAAGAAATTTCTAAAGGTCAAGAAGACCATATTATGGATGAGATTAAATATCGTTTAACTCATAAAAGACAGGCTACAAAACGTATAAAAACAAGGTTGGGATAATATATGGCGATTACAAATTATGCAGAAGTCGCTCCTAATGGACAAGACTATATAAATGGCATTGAGTATGTACATCCTTTGTATGAAAAGTATGCTCCATTATGGGTAAAGGCTAGAGATGTGATAGCAGGGGAATCCCAGCTAAAATCTAAAGCAAAACGTGAGTTGTATCTTACACGGCTTGGTGGACACACCAACACAGCAGAAGGTAATGCAGACTATAATGCCTTTGTGAATTATGCTATGTTGTATAATGCAACCGGCAGGACAGTAGACGCTTATCGAGGGCTGTTAAATAGAAAACTACCTTCTATCAGTGTTCCTGAGGCTGACAGAACTATTCTAGATAAGTTCACTATCAAAGGTGAATCTATCTACACATTCATAGAACAGCTTGAGGTTGAGATTATTACCACAAATAGAGTAGGTATTTTTATTGACTTTCCTAGAGTAGACACAAAACTACGTTCACGAGCAGATGTTGCTGCATTGAATTTAGCGCCATATGCTACTACATATTCAGCAGAGAATATATTGAACTGGGAAGAAAGTAGAGTCAATAATAAAATAGTGACTAGTCTTGTAGTATTACGTGAGATTAATTATGTACATACTGCTGTATACACACCACAAAAACAGGTTACCTATAGAGTATTAGAGTTAGATGATGAAGGTTATTATAGACAAGTCATTATTGTACCTACACAGATTGTAAAAGGTAATATCAAGCAAACGTATAATGTTGTACAAGATATTATATATCCTAAGCATGATGGTAAAAAGATGAGGGAAATTCCTTTTATTCCTATCACTGCACAGGGTGCCACATGGGAATTATCTAAATCTATTATTGACGATTTGATTAATGTGAATTTAGCGCATTATCGTGATACTGCTTTCTTTGAAAAAGCTATTGCATGGACAGCCAGTCCTACAGCTGTGTTCTCTGGTATTCCTGAAGATATAGATAATATTTCTATAGGAAGCTCACAGGCTATCCTCATAGCTCAGGGTGGTACTGCAAAGTATTTAGAGTATGAGGGGAAAGGACTTGAAGATATAGCTAATGCATTAAAAGCGAAAGAAGATTTAATGGCTATATTAGGTGCTAAAATCTTAGCAAATACTGCTAGTAAAGTTGAGTCTGGAGAAGCAGCTATGATACATAGAGCAGGTGAACAGGGTATTTTAGCTGATATAGCTACTACCATAGGACTTGCTGTAGAACGTACATTGTTTTTCATATTGAATTGGAAAGGCACTGGTGTTTCTATGAGAGATATTACTGTAGATATAACAAAAGACTTTACACCGACCGCTATGGAAGCGAACATGGTCATAGCCCTTGGTAATGAACTTGAACGTGGTGGTATCAGCTATGAGTCATACATCTGGGCATTACAGCGTGGAGAATTACTGCCTAGTACCAGAACAGCTACTGAAGAACTGGAATTAATTAATAGTACACGTGAAGGTACATTAATTGGAAAGGATAGTAAAGTCACTTACTTGGAGAAAACTAGAGTAAATGCTATATTAGACAGAGAAGAGAAGTTGGTCGACCTTAAAAAGTCAAAGGGAACGGTTACGGAGGCACAGGATGCCAGCACAGAGATGCGTGAAGGGGAATAAACTGGAATATAAGTGGGGTGAATCTGGGACATGCTACACTTATACAGCAGGTAATGCTTCTTCAAGAAAAAGAGCTAAAGCTAAAGCCGAAAAGCAAGGCAGAGCTGCTTATGCTTCAGGCTATAAAGCAAATAAATAACACATAAACCGGAGGTTTATACATGAGCAAGTACGATTTAGCTGACGTGAAGTCAGTACAGAAGTTTCTATTAAAACAGAAGGAAGTTTATGATGCAGTGAACGCACAACTGCCAGAAGACGCAAAAAAGCTGGACTATGATTCGTTTACAGACGATTTCTACAAGGCTAACGATGGGATTCTTAAGAACAGAGATGCTCTTAAGCAGGAGAAATTGACACTTAGTGAAGAATTTGAAGCATTTAAGGCAAATACGGATGAAAAAATAAGCTCTATTGACGAAAAACACAAAAATGACTATAATGCATTAGTGAAAGAGCGTGATGAACTGAAGACTGTCTTGAAAGATGGAAATGTTGATATTGATGGGATTAATGCCAAACATGAAGCTGCTATGGCTAATCTGAAAGCAGAGTATGATGGTATGCTTACTTCTAAAACTAAAGAGTTGACAGAAGCAAATGAAGGGCTTACCAAAGAAACAACAAAGTTCAAGGATATGTTCTTTACTAAATTAAGAAAGGAAGCCCTTTCTGAACAATTGGATAGAGTCGGTGTTAATCCTGAGGACAGAGCGCTGATTATACAGGCAAATTTGAGCAGAGCTGAGATTGCAGAAGATAAAAACGGCAACTATAAGGTTGATTTTCGAGTTGACAATGAGACAACTGTTGATGGTACTAAATTCTGGGATTCTTGGGCGGCAGATAACCAGCGCTACCTTAAAGCATCAGATAATTCTGGTGGTGGGGCGGTTGGTGGAGCAAATGCTCAGCCGGCAGACGCAAAGGCGCAAGTTATACAGAAACTACAAGACCCTAATACACCACTCAACGAATGGATGCGTCTCAATGATCAACTTAAATCTACAGAATAAAAAATATTGATTTAATTTGATGGAGGAATTTTTATGGCAAATGTAAGTGGAACGGCTACTTATTGGAATAGTCTTAGATATGAAGGGCGTCTTTGGACAGCAGCATCTGTACCAGGACAAAATGGTACAGGAACTCCCTTTCTCACTCTCATGGGTGGGTTGAACGCAGATAATATGCGAGTTGTCCCTGATTTTGATTTTGCAATGGTGAATGAGTATACATTCCCAACCGCAGCACAGCCGGATATTACTGAAAATGCATCGGGCTCGGCTCCTACAGCAGTATCGCCTATTGATAGTCAGGCAAGAAATGCTTGTGGTATCTATCAGGAAAGTGTAAACGTGACATACAAGAAGCTGTCTACTGAGGCTCGTATGGCTACTGGTATTGTTGAGGATGGAGTTGGTTATTGGGCATCTGAGGGCGACCCTATTCAGGATGCTATTAGCCGAAACAAAGCATACGTGATGACCAAACTTGCACGTGACTACAACTACACAAGTCTTAACGGAGCATTCGCACAGTCTACTGATTCTGATACTGCTTCCAAGTCTCGTGGTGTTATCACTGCTGTTACTACTAATGCTGTGGCTGCAAGTGGCGCTGAGCTTTCTGAAGCGCTGTTGCAGGAAGTGTTTGGTAATCTTTCGGATAGTACGTCTAATCAGGCGTTTAATGCTATGCCTATCATGTTTGTGCCTTCAAAGCAGAAACAGAATATTTCTAAGATTTACGGCAACCAGCCAGAGTCTTGGAATATTGGTGGGGTAGATATTCAGCTGATTTATACTGACTTTGGTCCTATTGGTGTTATTGTTGAGCCTATGGTTAATGTCTCTGATGCTTCTACGGATACTATCCTGATTGCATCTATGGCTGCATGTAAACCTGTGTTTAATGAAGTTGTCACTGACCAAGGAAATGCTGGACTTCTGGTATATGAAGACCTTGCTAAGACTGGTGCTGCTTACAAAGGGCAGTTTGTTGGGCATATGGGACTGGATTATAGCCATGAGAAAATGCATGCTAAGCTGACTGGGCTTGCTCAGACTAGAATTTAATTATAATAAATGGAACTAATGTGGGGGTATATCCCCCACTACATTTATAGGAGAGAGATATGTTAAAGAGTTATTCTATTAAGAATACTGCATTGAGAACTGCATTATTTAATAAATTCACTGTACGGTTACAGGCTGATGATGCTATTGCTGCAAATAGACTTGTAGCTGCAAATGCAAGTACGGGTGCTGTTGAAGCTGCAGGGGCAGATAGTATGCAGGTGTTGGGTGCTAATCAGGATGTTGCTAGAGTTGCTGATGATTATTTTTATGTAGAGCAGGGTGTTGTTACATTGACTGCTTCAGAAGATGTCGTAGCTGGCGAACGTGTGAAAGCAGCTGCTGATGGTAAGATTGCCTTATGGGACAATACTGCTGATACTGCTGATATGCTTGTAGGATACGTTCTTGTAGGCGCTGTTGCAGATGCTGACGCTATTGTAAATTTACTGTAAGATTGATATAGTGTAGGTGTTCTTAGCAGTGCTAGGGACACCTATATTTTTATAAGGAGATTAGGATGACATTTATAGGAAAAGGAATTGTATGGGATGCTATAAAAAAGAAAGCATTATGTAGATTTGGTATGAATGGGCTACTTGACACGACTGATAGTTATATTATAACTAGATTGAAAGAGCTTGGTTATGCTGAAGCAAATAGCACAGAAATGGTCAGTGTGTATGAATGTAATAGTGTGAATGTTGATTGGAAAGAACGTTATGATATTGAGCATGATATAGTGATGCAGTTACGTAGAGAACTTGCTTCATATAAGGCAGATGTTAAAGCAGATGTTAAAGCGCCAGTACAGGCTACACCAGAAGTTGTTGTTGAAGATAAAGAGCCTGTTACAGATGAGATAGAGTGTTACACTATTGATGGAGTTGAGATTCCTGTACATTACGAAGACCTTGGAGTATTCAAGCTAAAGGCACTGCTAAGAGCAGTAGACGGTCTTCAAGGGAATGAGTATAAAAAAGTGACTAAGGATTTTGCTATTAAATTGATGGCAGACTTTCTCCTTAGTAAAGGATATTAACTATGAGAGATGTTCGTGAATATACGTTGCTTGATGCTGTAGAGGCGTCTGGTGCCAGTACTGCAGTACATGTATTGCAGTATAATATATATACATTTCAGATAACAGCAGATAGCATCACTGATGGTGCTACACTTTCTATAGAAGCTTCTTTGGATGGTGATAATTGGGCTTTATATGAAACCTACACCCTTACTGCAGATGGTACACAGATATATACCATATCTAAAGAAAAGGTAAAATATGTGCGTGCTAATCTGTCTAGTTACACAGACGGAACGTATACTGTACTATTGCTAGCAGGTGTGTGATGGAATATATAAACGGCGATTTACAAATAGATAGACTTACTTCTGTTGAGATACAAGATACATGGGAAGATTTACGCTTCTCACTTATCGGTAGGCGGTTAGATACTGCAGCAGGTAGAATAGATTATAACTATGATGAAGTCGCCGTGAACTATAATAATGGCATATAGATGGTTTAATATGGGTGATGCTGTGCCCTCTACATGGTCATTAATCCCAGTTAATGGATGTGTTATTCCCTATACATCAGGTAGTATTTCACAGTTATGCGAATTTGTTGATTTTGCTAAAGCAGATGATACGTTGAGTTCTATTATGCAGGTGAAATTGTATAGAGACATTACAAATGCTTCTGGTGAATTCGCTGGTGCTGATGCTTATACTGGGGACGTATTGTTAGTAGAATATGATATTCATTACATAAGTGATACTACTGGCTCTGCACAAGAATATGCAAAGAGGTAAATTATGATATTTGTGGTTGAAGATGGTACTGGAAAGAGCGATGCTACTTCATATGTTGCACTGGAGTATGCTGAAATATATGCTGATTCATTTTTCAGTGATACAGAGTATACTCTTTGGAGTAATGCCAATGATGAGACACTGAAACGTTTATTAAATAGAGCTTCTGTGTATCTTGATAGAACATATGTATTCCATGGCGAACGTTCTTTAGCTACACAAGCATTAGAGTTCCCAAGGGCTTCTTTATATGACACGCTAGGCAATGAAATTACCGGTATTTCTACTGTTATACAGCAAGCTACTTGCATAGCTGCTAGTAAAATGCTAAGTGGTGTAGAGTTGTCTCCTGATATGGATAGACGCACTATACGAGAAAAGATAGATACTATTGATATTACATATGCTAGTGATAGTAGCTCTTATAAGAGATTCACTGAGCTTGATAATTTGTTAAAGAGTTCTGGGTTTATAAAAAACAACCGTAACAGTAATGTAAATATACGGCTTACACAGGGGTAATCTATGGATTATAATGCGTTAAAAGCAAGAGCAGAATCATTGTTAGATAGATTTTCTGACTCTATAATCTCATATACTAAAACTGATTTGACTGGATATCCTCAGGTGTATAATCCTGCCACAAATGATAAGTTTTGGATGAAAGATGGTGTAGAGGTGCCAGCCCCTGCACCTACCACATATACAGGTACATGCTTAGAAACAGCGATAAATGATTATTTCAGAGCACAAGGTTATGTACGAGAAAATGATAAAATTGTAATTACAAGTGCTATTCCGAAACCTTCCATGGGAGAGAAAGTCACTATAGATGGTGAAGAATACCACGTAGTAGGTGTTTCTGAAATAAAGCCTAGTACTGTATCTATACTGTACCGGATAACAGTGAGGAAATAATGGGAGATTTTGGCATACAAACAGTAAATGCAATAGATACATTACTAGATAAAGCCAGAGAAACATTTAATATTACTTCAACTACAGCGTACGAGCTTGCTGTAAGTAAAACTCCTATGAAGAGTGGAGCTGCTATCAGCGATTGGAAAGTGTCAGTAGGTGGCGGTTCTGAAATAACATTGATAGATTTTAATAATCCAGAGAATAATCCTGCGAATGCTTCTACTAGATGGTCTAATACAACATCACATATGCTTGGGCAACAGTTTGGTAATATATTTTATGATTGGATACGTGATGAACCTATTATGCAACATTATACATTGATAAATAGGACTCCATATATCTTACAATTAGAGAATGGAACCTATAGGGGACATCTCTATAAAAAAGGCGACTCTTTCATAATGCCTTATTATTGGGGAAATCACACACCGTTTAGGCTAACACGAGGGGGTGTGTCTTATAAACTAAGACAATTACATGCAGCTAGAGGTATGGTTAAGGATGCTGCACGTAGGGCTGCTAGAACTGAATATCCTAAACTTGCAGCTATATATAACAAATAGGAGATAGTGGATGAGTGGTATTACTACAGCAGAATATGACATAAAGACAGTGTTGCAAACACCTTTAGCTTCTCTTACATCTATTGCATCTGATCATGTTGTATATATGAATACTATATACACAAATAATGATAATGAACCTTTTATTGCTACATATATTGTAGGTTCCGGCACAAGACAGGCAGGGCTAGGCACATATGGAAAGCAAGTATATGATGGGATATTTCAGATAAATATATTTGTACCTGTAGGTAATGGACTTTCTATTTTGAATACTATTACAAGTGAATTGAAATCTATATATTTTAGAGGTGCTACCTTGTATAATGATGAAATATCAGTAAAATGTAAGATAGCTTACGAAGGTACAGCAGACCATGATGATGATTGGTATATGTTACCGTTTAACGTAGACTATTACGCATACGTTGATAATGAATAAATTTTGGAGGATATATTATGGCATTTAGTTCTGGCGCACAAAGAGATTTATATTACGCTATAGAAACTGATTTCGGTGATGGGGACAACCTTGACGAAATGAAAGAAGTTAGAAATATAGAAGATTCTATTAGTTTAGCAAGAGATAGTTTTGTTTCCGAGGAGCGAAGAGGAGACAGGGGTATTCATGACATGAGGCTGGGTAATAAACAACCAGCAGGGGATATTTCGTTTGAATTTAGTTATGAAGCATTTGATGACTTTCTTATGGCAGCTCTTGGTGCAGCAGCGTGGGTCAACGCTTATGGTACTGTAGCGCCTGACGTTACAGTAGTTGCTTCTACTCGTGTGATTTCACGTACAGACGGTAGCTGGATTACTGATGGTATTAAAGTTGGGGACCCTGTCACTATTGCAATGACAAGTTTTACAGCAGATGCTGTTGGTGTTATTGCTAGTGTTACTGCAACCGATATGACACTAGAAACTGGCGTTACTGGACTTGAAGATGTGACAGTGGCTGAAACTGCAACAGTTACTACTACTGCTACTGTTATTAAGAAAGGTAGTAAAGTACATTCATTTGTTGTAGAGAAAGCTTTTACCGATATTAGTGAATATCAGCTTTATACCGGTGGTATAGTGAACACTATGAGCTTGGACTTGAGTTCTAAAATGATTACAGGGTCTTTTGGGATGCTGTTCAAAGATGCAGACAATGATAGTTCAGCTTTCCATACAGAAACACCTTCAAACGTGTCTACGAGTAAACCATATGATGGATTTACTGGGTATATTAATGAGGGTGGTGTTGTTTTAGCAGAAGCTTCTAGCTTCTCATTCTCACTGGATAACGGTTATAACAGAAACTTTGTTCTTATGCAGACTACTTGTTCTCAGATGACAAGTGGAAAGTCTAATGTAACTGGGTCTGTTACTTTGTATTTTAAGGATAGTCTTGTTTATGCTAAGTTTGTGGAAGAGACAGAATCTTCTGTTGAGTTCCAGCTTAAAGATGATGAAGGCAACGCCTATGTTGTAACATTACCAAGAATCAAGTATACTACAGCAGACACTCCGGTAGCGAGCGATGATGCAATTGTGAATACGATGAGTTTTCAAGCATTGGATGATGCTACTGAGAAAACTAACATTATTATCAGGAAACAGCCAAAGGTGGCATAAATTTTTATAGCCCCTCGGTATGAGGGGCTTATTTATCGATTAGGAGAGACATATGATTGAATTTGGAAAGTATAACGTAAAAGAACTTGCGAACGAAGGTGTAGAATTTCAGTTTGAGGACATTGCTTCAGGTGAATATATTCCTACAAAATTTGTAGTGTATGGCATGGACAGTGATGAGATTAACAAAGCTCGTAAAGAGTTTAGCGCTGTTACAGACAACAAGCATGTAACTGATGCAAAAAAGAAAATGGCTATGAGACGGTTCTTGGCTGAATGTGTGAAGTCTTGGGATGATTCCCCAGAAACTGGTATTGCTTTTCAGGGTAATCTTATCAAGAATGGTGATAGGGAGGCTCTCATAGAGATGCTGAGTTTCTGTCCCCAGTTTGAAGGACAGCTTAGTGATTTCATTACGGACCGTACTAATTTTTTATCGAAATAAGACAGTCTCTTCGTGAGACTGCGGAAACTAGGATAGACTTGACATATCCTAGGAAAGATGGCTCAATTTTATTGGACCATCTTTTACATATAGAACAAACAACAGGCAGGAGGGATAGGTTATTAGATAAGCTGAACCCTCCTGAATGTTATGCTGATATTTGGCGTATTTATTGGAGAATTCGTAGAAGTGATTCTTTTTCATTTAACGAAATTTTAGCCTATAAACAATTAACAGGAGAAGTTATAGAACGGTTTGAGGTGGATGAGTTATTACGAATTGATGCTTTTATCGAACATAGGTTATCATTTCATAAAAATTCTAAAAAAGATAAACCCAGCTAGGGGGAGTTATGGCAACAGAAACCAGTACACTAAAATTTGTAATACTTAAAGAAGATAAAGGCAAGACGCTAGATTATCTAAAAGAGTTAAAGGTGGCTGCCTATGACGTAGATGCCAGTATAGATAAACTGCAACAAAGGATTCACGATGCACAAACCCCTATGCATAAACTTTCCACTTCTGCTAAAGGCACAACTGACACCATGGAGCGTATGCAAAAAACGCTTAATGGTGTTAGTCTTGCATCTAATAAACTGCAGAAAGAAGTAGATATCGGGTCTATCAAACTACAGAGCCAATCTACTGTATTAAAAGACGCTGTACAAAATCTCACAACATATAAAAATCAATTAACAGCTAATACTCAAGCTATCGCCAGTTACTCTGCTGGTAGTGAACGTGTTGCTGTTATTGAACGTGCTAAAATAGACGCAGTAAATAAAGCAATTGCTACGTATGATTGGTATTCTGAGGCTATCAAAAAAACATCAGATGCAGAAGACGAATTAATAGCAGAGTATACAAAACTTGAAAAAAGTATATCAAACACTATGGATGAAGAACATGCAGAAATACTTGTGAAAGAGCAACTTGAGGTACAGAATAAAGCTGAAGCTGCTGCATTGCAACAACAGCTCTTATTAAGAGAACAGTCACAAATAGCTATACAAAAAGATGTAGCTATGGTTAAATTATCAACAGCTTCTCAGAAGAATGAAGTCGCTGTCAAAAAAGAAGCCACAGCTATATTAACTGCTTATACAAAAGAAACAGCTAACACACTACAAACAGTGAATAATTATACTGAAGGCATCAATAGATTATCGGCAGTAGAAAGTGCTAAGATTGCTATAAACACACAAACCACGCAAGCCCAAAAAGAGCAACAAGTAGTATTGGAAGGTACTACCCATAAAATAGCACAATTACGCACACAGCAAGGACAACTCACAAAACAGATAAAAAACACTACAGATGTTGCAAAATTAGCAGAGTTAGAAGAAGAACGTAGTATTGTTATAAAAGAAAAAGATATACAAGTGACAAAGCAAAAATTAGCATTAAAGGCTAACGAGTCACTAGTGGCTAAGCAGAACGCTAGTACCATAAAATTAGAAAGTATAGCTCAGAAGAATAAAACAATCATAGATAAAGAAGCCTCTGTGATTCTTAATGCATATAATAACCAAGTAAAAACTGTGATAAAAGAAACACGCACACATATTGGTGTAATGGATAAAAATATAACAGCACATAGAAACGCCCTTAAAATAAAAGAACTTGCCATTGCTGCCGAGAATAGCTATGATAAGGTCATTGAATGACTAATACTATTAAAAAGAATACATTAGCTTTGAAGTTAAATGTGTTAGAGAAGAAAAAAGCAGCTATAGCTACTACACAAGCTCAAGGAGCGCAAGTGTTAGGTACTGTTGGTGCTAGTACCACAAATTATAGTTTTACAAATAATATCACAGGAATAGATACATATGTAGCAGGATTACAGCGTCTTAGCGCAATAGAACAAAAAAGAATTTCTATAAATACACAAGTAGCTATGGCAGAAGAGACTCATAAGAGAACTGTTGATGCATTACGTATAAGTATTGAGAATGCTAGAGATGCTACTGAAGAGTCTATCTATACAGCAAAATTACAACAAACCATTGACATGCACACAACTGCTCTTACAAAAGCAAAGACAGAATTGCTTAAATTAGAAACAAAAGCCCGTGATAATGATAATGCTATCAGAAAAGAAGCCTTAATATATACTGAACAATATAATGATTTAGCTAAAAAAGAAATGCTGCATATGCAAGCTTCTATTGGCATTATACAAAAAGGACAAACATTACTCAGCTCACGTAATACACTAAAACGTACTGCTAATACTTATGCTAACCAATATACACAGGCAATCATACGAGAAAGTAAAGCAGAGCAATTAGCTATTAATACAAAAGAACGTCATGTACATGTTGTACGTAAATTAGCGTTAGAAGAAGCTAAGAAGACACTTATGCAGAAAAATACTATTGCTATCAGTAAAATGCAAACACAGTATTTCAAACAGCTTTCTACGCAAATGAATGCTACAAGTAATGCGGTAATTAGATTTGGTAGAACATTATCCCGATATCTAACAACGGCTCTATTAGGTGCAGCAGCTGCAGGTGTGAAGATGGCAGCTAGTATTGAATCACAGATAAAACGTTTTGGTATATTAACACAGAGTATGGAAAAAGGTGCTAGATTATATGAACAGCTTGTTGAATTTAGTGCTAGAACACCGTTCCAGCTGAATGAGTTAGATGATGCTGCACAAATCCTCTTAGCCTACGGTAGTAGTGCAAGTGAAGTCATGGATGAGTTACGTAGATTAGGTGATGTTGCTCAAGGTGATTCTGATAAACTAGAACGTGTAGCAATGTCGTTTGGTAAAGTGCGTAGCCGTGGTGTAGTTCATATGCGTGAATTGAATAGATTCATCATGTCTGGTGTGCCTATCATTGAGCAGTTAAATAAGAATTTAGGTGTCACTGGTGAAAAACTCTTTAAGATGGTTGAAGGTAATACGATTACATTTGCACATATCAAGACGGCACTCACTGATTTAACGAATGAAGGTGGAAAATTCTATAACATGACTCAAGAGATATCAACGACACTTGAAGGGCGCTTTAGTACAGCATTAGATAACTTAAAACTTAACTTAGCTTCACTAGCTGATGGGTATACAGATAGTATCAAAAAAATCCTAGAAAAATTCATTGATTGGTCGCAAGGATTTAGAGCGCTGCAATAGGACCATTAACAATAGTTATAGGTACTGCTATTAAAAGTATTTCTTTAGCGTTAAAATTTAATTGGAAACTGTCACTTGCATTAACAGTATTAGCAGCAGCAATAAGCGCTGTTTCTTATGCTATATTTCATAGCAAAATGAAAGAAGCAGCCCAAGCTGCAAAAGACTTAAAAGAAAAAACTGTCGCTCTTACGAATGCTAACACATATGCAGAGGCTTCTTACTTAGGATTATCTAAAGAAGCTTATGAATTAACAAAACTCTATAATGCAGAAACTGCGGCAGTTTCTTTACTTATGGAGAAAGAGCAATTACGTAGAGACCTCGATAAAGGCTTTAAGAAGCCTAAAGCATTAAAAGAAGAGTTAAATATTCTTATAGACATTGCACGCATGTATAGTATGCTTAAAAGCACTATGTATATGTATGCAGATGATGATTTTAATGTAGAAGATTATACTAATAGCGCAGAGGCTATCATCACTCAACTTACAGCAATGCCTGATAAAGAAAAGTTACGTAAGATGATAGAGAAATCTACTGGTACAGAATTTATTGGTGAAATCACAGCACAGTCTTTAAGAAATATAGACTTAGATAAATTAATCCCTATATTAGTAAAAGAGATTGACAATTTCTGGGATAAAGCAGAACAATCATGGAAAAAAGCAAAAGAAGAGCGTCTTAATTTTCTAGAAAATAAGGATACAGATGCTTTGAGACAAGCTTTAGGTATAGATGCAGATGCTATTAAAGCTAAATTTAATAAACTAGTATATGGTACAGGAAGCGCTCTTGATAATTTAAGCATAGAGTTAGATGATGGTGTATCATCATTAAGCACAGGTTTAAATAAATTACGTACACGGTTAATTGCCTTAAAGAATATTAAAAAAGACTTGGAAGAAGAAAACAAGCGTAAATATTTGACTGATTTCATAACCTATGTGTCTGAACACCCCACAGAGATACCTGTAAAAGTTATGCTATCAAAAAAAGACCTTGATGCCTATGATAAAGCTACACAAGCTGTCATTGATGAAATGCTTGGGATAACAAAGGCTAGAATTTCAGAGATAAAAGATGAAGCTGCTCAAGAAAATGTAATTGCAAGTTTCTTAGGATTAGATACGTTCAAATCTAATAAAGAAATAATACAAAGTCAATTAAATGCTGTGTCTTCTGAAATCACAGCATTAGTAACTAGTAGGATATATACTACAGAAGATTTAGAATTCTTTAAACTTAATCCTGATTTAACTCCTGCTGACTTAAAAGTATTAAAGGATTTTGCCAACAGCTTAAGCATAGAAATGAATAAGCTATTAGATGAACAATCATTAGAAAAATATCATGCAGATACAGTAAAACAGCAAACAGCATTAGTTGAAGCTTATATTACTGGCGGTATTAAAGAAGCAAAGAAAACGCTCATGGAAGCAGACTTGGCGCAGTCATACAAGGAATTAGGTGTTGCGTTAACTGATGCTGGTATAAGTTATAAGGATGCTCTTAAGTATATGGAAGAAGGCACATTAGCTGACCATCTTGACGCCGAAGTAATACAGATGCTTATAGTAGCAGAAAATGGTTATGATGCTTTACAGGAATTATTAAAAGGTGAAGTTAAAGAAGCTGAATATAATCATGACGCTCTCATTAAAGCATTTGTAGGTGGCCCAGATGCATGGCAAGATTATCTAGACCAATTACAGTTAGATGTCTTAATGAAAAAGTTAGGAGATGAGTTACAACAAGCTTCTGTAGCACAGGGTATATCTGTAAAGGCTATACTATTACAATCTACTGCATATGGTAATGAAAATGCTATATCATTGCTTGTTTCTCAAATTAACGCCTTGCTAAATAAGGCTACTGATAAAGCTATTGAAATTTATGAAACTCCTACTGACTTGTTTGAGGCATTCTTAGGTACTCCAGATGATTGGAAAGAGTATTCTGATAAAATCGCTCGTGAAGCTAAATTTGATACACTCAAAGATGCTCTTGTTGCTTTAGGATATACTACAGAAGAAGCTATGCGTGAATATCTTGAAAAAGGTGATTATACAGCATATATTAAAGAAATACTTACAGGGTTTGTGACAGAAATTGAAGAACAAGCTGTCTCACAAGATGCAATAGAAGCATTCCTAGGCACTCCAGAAGATTGGCAAACATATGTAGAGAAAATAAAACGTATGGAATTTATGAAACAATTAGCTGATAGCATCACACTTCCTAAAGGTATGGGCATTATTGAGTTCTTTGATGAAGGTGATTTCACAGAAGAACAACAAGAACTTATTGATAAACTAAAAGTAGTCATTACAGATATAAAAGACCTTGAATGGCAAGATGCTCTTATGGAAGCATTGGGAGTTTCTGAAACGAGTATGTTTTATGATATATTGACTGGACTTGCCTCTGCGGTACGTAGTCAACTAATACCAGCTTTTGAAGATTTAGGAAAGAGCTTAAAAGAAGGTGCTACATTCGGTGAAGGGTTCGCTGCATCTATGGCAGGTGTTGCTCAAGCTATCATGGAAGCATTACCTGCATTATTGATTGAATCAGGCATAAAATTACTGTTAGATAGTGATAAATCTAATGATGATAAGGGTTGGGCGTTACTAGCTGCAGGTGGCGGTATAGCTATGCTAAATGGTTTCATAAGCGGAGAAGCAGAAGGTACTGCTTCAACAGGGTCTGGTGCTATCACATATTCAGCAAAAGGTGATGTGTTCAAAGACGGCTACATTGCAAATAGTATGATTACACGCAATACTCCTACAGGTGCAAGTGTAATAGGGGAAGCCGGTAGTGAAGCCGTGTTGCCCCTCACACGTGGCTCTGATGGCAAATTAGGTGTGAGCGGTGGCGGTAGTAATACTAATGTATATGTTACTGTGAACAATAATTCACAAGCTAATGTAGAAACCAAAGAACGTAAGAATGCAGATGGCACAACAAGTATAGATGTGTATGTGTTAGATGTAGTAAAACGTGGTATGGCTTCAGGGGAATTTGATAAAACTATGGGTGCTACATATGGAACACGGCGTCAAGGAGTACGATAATGACAGAAATAGATTGGGATATAGGTTTACCAGAGTTTACTAATCAATCAGGTTTTGGTGAAACTAGAGCAAACGCAAAATTAGAAACTGAAATGGATTCAGGGCCGAACCTACAGCGTAGTTTGTTCACAGCAGTGCCTGTACGGTTCTCTATCCAAATTACATTAACATCTGCACAAGTAGATATATTTGATGTATTTTATACTACTACATGTAAAAATGGCACATTACCCTTTAATTGGGTACACCCACGTAAAACTACACAAGCTGTTGAAATGCGGTTTGTAGGTGAACTACCTTCTACTACGGCATTCGCCTATAATGCTTTTGTAACTACATTCACTGTAGAGGTGCTACCATGAGACCAATTAGTACTATATTTAGAAATGATTCTCAGAAACAATCTCTAGGTAGCCCCTATGTGACATTACTTACATTAAATTATACCGGAGCAACTGTTCCATTACATTTTGTAAACAACTACCAAGCTATAGAAAGCAATGGCGTTACCTATGAGCCTTTTGCGTTTGACTTTACTATGCCGCAGGAGGGCGAGACAATCCGTCCTGCTAGACTGGTTATCAATAACGTAGATAGACGACTTGCTGAATTTGTTATGCAAGTACCTTCTGGTGAAATCATAACAGTCACAGAACGCTTGGCAGATGCTACAAGAACTTCTATATTATCTGATAATGGTATAGAAATCACACGTGAATATATATTACGAAATGTACAGGTTACAAGAAAAACAGTATCTGGAGAATTATATTATCTAGAATATCTGAAATATGCATACCCAAAACTACGTAAAACTCCAGACAAGTTCCCTGGAATCTTCTAAACCACCCTTCAGACTTACGAGGATTCGCACCACAGCATTTATATGCAATAGGAGTACATATGGACAATAAATACATAGGTATCCCGTACAAGCTACATGGGAGAGCCTCAACAGGATGTGATTGTTATGGCTTAGTATATCTCTATTTAGCAGACCATGGATATACCTTGCCAAAATATGATTTTTCATATACACTGGAGCAAGCAGAACATGAGATTACAGTAGAGCGTGCTTTGTTGTTAGGAGAGCGTATAGACACTCCAGAGGAATGTGCTATAGTGTTGTTGTATATGGGAGAATATCCTGTACATATGGGGGTATATACGGAAAACGGTATACTACATGCCTCTAGTACAAAAGATAGTATATTTGAACCTATATATGCACGTTCATTACAAAGATTTACTAAAATGGAGTTTTATAGTGTCAGTAAAAGTTATTGTACAACCTAACCCTTTTTCATCTGAAAAAGAAATTATTGAATATGACTCCGTAGATTACACTATACAAGAACTATTTGATTTACAGAAGATAGATATTCCTATAGAACAATGTATTATTATTCTTAATGATACTGAGATAACTGAAAATTATGCAGAAATAAAGCCCTATATAGATGACACATTGATTATTAAAGTATTACCAGCAGGTAGAGATGGTTGGAAAATAGCCACAATGATAGGAGTTGGTGCCCTTGTAATTGGTATTGGTATTGCTACTGGTGGTATGTCATGGGGTCTTATGGCTGCAGCAAGTCAAGCTGCATGGATTGCAGGCGGTATCTTTGACTATGTATCACCACCAGAAGGTCTAAATGTAGACCCTACATATTCTATGCAAGGGAAACTCAATGCACAAGAGCAATATCAGATAGTCCCTGTTGTATATGGTACTACAAAGCTAACACCTAGTTATGGTGGTAATGATTATACAGATAATGTAGATACTACAGAGAGATTAAGTGCTACAAGCCAAGAAACCCCTCAGATATTTAAGCAAAACCAATATCTTCATCAGTTATATGTAATAGGATATGAGCCTAGTGTAGTGAATATGATTCAATTAGGGGATACTACACTTGCAGAACGTGTGTATGAAGAAAAAACTGTGACTATACAGGCTACACAGAACACTATCACAGGTAGTGGTTTTAATACCACTATGATAAAAGCTGGTTCACGTGTCTTGATTCAAGGTGGATTAAATGAAGGTGAATATCAAGTAGAAAGTGCAACCTATACTGTTATTACATTAAAAGATACCTACACACTACAAACTGAAACTGCTACTATCACGCTCTCATATTTACAAAAGACTGGTATCTATACTGATGTTGATATTTCATTTGGTTATAATGGAGCGATGCCAAAACATTACCCATATCAAGTAACACAGACATCTCTCAATAAAAACTGTACATATGATATTCCTCAATACTACACAACATCTATGAATGTGAAACATGCAGATATAGAATTAGGATTATTACAAGGTATTGGAAAAATCAATTCAAATTCAAAGATAGTAGGAAAACAAGTTGATTTTACTATTGAATATAAATTAAAAACTGATACTACATGGACAACTGCGTATACGGATTTTATAAGAGGCGGTACACGTAAAAGTGTTAGGACTGCTTATACTATAGATTTTCCTGTTAGAGGTCAATATGATATCAAAATTACTAAAACCAATATAGACCATCTTGATGCTGCTTACTTAGAGAATCTGACATGGACAAATATACGTACACAGCAAGTAGATACAGAAAATAATTATATTACACCTATAGATGCTGATACTGCCAGTACATTAGTCATCATGGCATTACGTATTAAAGCATCAGAACAGTTATCAGGTACAATAAATAATCTAAATGTAGTTGTGAGTAGATTTGCAAAAGATTATGATAGTGACACAGATACGTGGATTGTACGTGAAACTAACAATCCTGCTAGTTTATTTGTCGAAGCATTGACGAATGAATCATTAACACAACACCCTATACCGTTTACTGAAGAATACTTTGATATGCCATCTATAAAAGCTTTTCATACATGGTGTGAAACTGAAGGGTATACATGTAATGGTGTGTGTAGTACTGAAACAACATTAGAACAAGAACTTACACTTATCTGTGGTACTGCAAGAGCAACGTTTGCTGTGATAGATGGTAAATACACTATACTTCCAGAAATTGAACGTCCTAATCCTATACAGATGTTTACTGCTAGAAATATGATTAAAGACTCATTTAGTGTTTCTCGTGTGTTAGGAGAATTACCTGATGGAGTTACAGTACAGTTCATTAATGCAAATGTAGGGTATAAAGTAGACACTATCACTGCTTCTGACTCAGATAACCCTACTAATGCTGAAACTATAGAAATAGCATACGTAGATAACGTTATACAGGCTTATAATTTAGCAAGATACTTTCTTAATTCAATGCAGATACAGCAGAGGATATTTAATTTTACTACATCTATGGACGCACTTGTTGCTACAAGAGGTGATAAGATATTAGTACAGCATGACGCAGCTCTTCTAGGATTATGTTCAGGGCGTGTGTCTAACTATACAGTAGATAGTGGGTTAATCACTCAACTCATAGTAGATGAAGCTTGTACTATGGAGGCTGGTAAAGAATATGGTATCCTCATAAGAACTGAAGATGATTTTGTCACATACAAACTTATCACATATGAAGGTACTACAAATACACTCTATCTAGATCAGACAGTAGTAGAAGATGAAATACTCATAGGAGATTTATTCAGTTTTGGAGAGTATAATCTAGAAACATCTGAATGTGTCATCACCAGTATAGGTTATAATGCGAATCTAGAATGTACAATAGAAGCAATAGAATATGACAGTGCTGTGTATAACCTTGCTGAGATGCCGGTATGGTCGAGTGGTATCACCTCATTAGGTAGTGATGCTCCTTATGTAAACACATCTACATATGGTGATATTGATGCTACATTACAAAGTATCATAGAGCGTCAAAACAATTCTACTAATATAAAAGTATTCCAAGAGCAACCTTCTCCTCCTTATTTTCTAGGAGACATATGGTTAAACAACACAAGACTATATGATTGTGTGATTGAAAAAGAAGAGGGAGAAACATACAGTGTAGCAGATTGGCGTTTACGTAGTTCATCCACATTTGATGTATTAAACAAAGACACGTTTAATATAGAGAATCCTGAACATAGATGGCAACAAATACCGGGAGATGGTGTGCCTTATAATCTATTAGCAAGTACTACGTATGAAGCGTCTAGTGGAGAAGCTACAAAAGCTAATATATTAGTGAATGATGGGGTAGATTGGCAGAGTATAAACAGTTTAAGTGCTATACAGGTCAATGCAAGCGGTGCTTCACATATAATAACAAAGAGTAATGGTATCACTGCTTT